TGGACATCTCTGTGCATTGTAGCTGCAAGCTCGTTAGAACCAGCGTAGGCTTGTGAACGTCTAGCGTTGCGCTCGTCAGGAGACATAGCTTCATAAGTAGATTGGTTTTGAACCTTCCACGTTTCCCATGCGTTTGTGTCTTTAGATGCTTGCTGGTCAAGGTTGTAGGTGTCCATCTCTATCTGAGGTTTATCTATAACCTCTTCTTTAAACTGTCCTGCTTGTTGCATAAGCTGACCGACAGAGCCTAGAATAGCTGCATTGAGCTGTCGTTGTTTATAACCTTTGTCCTCTGCTAGACGAGTTGCTGCACTCTTAGGGGTCACATAGTGATCTTGAGGATTAGCTCTAGCATGAACTTGGTAATCATCGGAACGTATGATGTCGTCCGCACTTCCCATGATTTCATATACTGATTTATTTTTAGCCATTATTTAATCCTGTCTACGGGGCGCAACTGTTGGGGTGGAATTAGCGGAAATTACTCCACCAGCACTTGCGTGAGTGCCTAAAGCTGCTGAGCTTGTTGTAGTTGTAGCTGCTGCTGCTGGAGCGCCTATGCCCATTGCGTGCGCACCCATACCTGCCATAAGACCAGCCTGTGCGCCTGATAATAAACTACCCATAAGAACTTGGCCGCTATCATAATCAGGTCTAGCAACTTGATTAATTCTTGATTGATAATTAGAGCGTTGTTGTGTACGGCTTTCAAACCGTTGTGCATCTTCACGAGCATAGTTAGCCGAGATCATGTTGTTAGCAACAAGACCTTGCCTTACCATGTCGTTAAGTAGCACGTTAGTATTCTGTATTGCACCAGACTCAGCTTGCGCTATCTTACCTCGTGATACTAACTGCCTAGCTTGTAGATCGTTTGCAATCTTCTCTTGTGCAGCTTTCTCTTGAGCCTGTACTTCGTTGAGGTTTATCTGTCGGTCTGCTTCTATCTTTGCTTGCTGACTAGCTTCTATGTTAGCCATGTAAGCACCGACTTGTGCATCATGTTGGTCAGCTGCCATTTGCATGGAGTTGATAGTTTGGAGACCACCAACAGCACTGCCTATTAATATTGGACTACACATTATTTTGAATCCTCACAAACTGGTAGAAGGGCTTCTTCCCTACTCCGTATTCTTTATCTAATTTTATAAACTCAAAGCCTAGTGACTTGAGCCATCGTATCGAAACTGTATTATCTTCATGTACGAAGTTAAACATCAAAGGATACTTATCACTCATACGATTTACCCATTCAATCGCTTGAGGGATAAACTCCTTTCGTGTATCAATGATCTTATCTGTTCCTAGTAACCAAGGACTTGCATAAGCTCCTGCATCTGCCACACCAAACATACCCACAACACTACCGTCTTCATGGATGATAGAATTATGCACTTGAGAGAGCCTGTAGCTCTCCTGTAGGGCTTTTAAAGGATTAAACCCGTGACTATACATAACCTCCTTAACGTCTTGCTCACGCATCAAGGGGGCTATCTCACGGCAATCTTCAAATCTTGCGGGTCTGTAATGGTGCGTCATATTAGAGTCTCTCGTGTCTTAGTGTTATCCACGCTTCGTACTCAGCACTTTGGAAGGTACTGGGCAGGTGGGAGTCATTAGTTATAGTTATATCTGTTTCTTTAGCTTGTGATTGAACACCTACTTTATAAGAGCCGTTATCAACTACTGCTGCATATCCTAAAAGGTTATTAGCCTGACCTACAATACGCCCAGTAAATTTAGATACTTTAGGTGTTCTTCCTGTAGAGGCTGTAGTGACATTAAATGTACCAGCGTCATTATACTTAAAGCTAATGTTTCTTAGTTGAAATCTAGCTAAGTCTGTGGTGTCACCTCGTTCAGGTGTAAACACTTGCTCAGATAGTTGGTACTTAAATGTGTAGGGTTCTCCTACATAGACATAACTGCCTACAGTTGATCCATTCTCAGTATGTTCCTTGTTATGAATAACAGCAACAACTTTAGCTTTAGCTGCATCAGAGTTACCTGTAGCAATTACATCACCTTTGTGATCTATGAACTGTGTTACGCTAGTTGCAGTGTACGCAGTATTAAGGTCAGAAGTAGTAAAAGAAGCAGCAGCAGAAGTGCTGGCTTGTAGTTTTACTTGGTGGTCTAAATGAACAGGATAGTCCTTCTTAGTGAAAGTAGTAGACACCCTATTAAGAGTTATATCGGTTGGTGTACCTACGTTGTTAAGTAAAGCGTTAAACTGAGTTTCTGTTATAGTAGCCGATATTATAAGGAGCTGACTATTACTTAAGCTATCAAGCGAGTCTTGATTATAGGTTGCAGCTAAAGTCAGTGTAGTACCTTCTAAGGTAACAGAGGTTGGATAGTCTTCTATTTTATTTATACCAAGTTTAGTTCGATTTATTGTGCCGAATAAAGAATAAATGGTTGTGTTCGGAGTAACACTTGTGTTTGTCTCTTTAAACAAAAAACACGATGTAATAGCTGCATTATTTATAGTACCAAAACCACTGGAGATGTCGGGACTAAACCCTGAATAATCAACAGCCCTTTCTTGTGAAATAAAACCTTTAAGAATGTAAGTATTTCCAGTTGAAGTGTAAGTTGTATTAACAGCAGCAGTAGGTGTTAAGTCAGCTTTAATATCATTAGTAACAACAAAGCTTATTTCAGGTGCTTCAGATGTTAAATCCATCTTCTCAAAGCTGCCGTCCTCAAAGGTTATATAAAGGTCAGAGTTGTTGAATGTCACATCAGCAACATTCTTATCAAACGTCCACTTAGACCAAGAACTCTGAAGCCTTTCATTGTTGGAGTTGTACCACTTATAGATATACGCCTCGCTCTTCACAGCGCTTGTGAGGCAGATTAACATATCCTCGTTAGTAGAGGCTGCCATCTTCCTGACGTTGCCTGAGAGGTACGCAGGGACGTGTGAGGTGATTAGGGTTGCATCTTTAATCTCTGTGTCACCATCTGTAAAGTATTCTCTAACACCAGCGAAGTTACCACCTACAGTATTAAAGAATACACTATTACCTGCACCGACTGGAGATGTTCTAAGATCACACTCAAACTTCGTTGACTGATCTATAGTCACCTCTGCGGGTGTAAGGAGCTGTGAAGCAGACAGAGTAAACTGGTTAAGCTCAGAGAAGAGGAGCAGGCTGTCCTGTATAGGCAGTGCTGCTTTTAACTCTGATACTTCGTTCTGGCTTACTGCAACGTCTATAGGGTCGCTGTCGAGTAAGGCTCGCACAGTAGTTCTAAAGAAGTTGAAGAAGTTAGATGCTTCACTAAAGATAACATTTTCACCTGAGATGATACCTAAACGGTTACGATGGAAGAATATATCGTTTATGGTGTTGCCTTCAAAACTAGGAAACGGGTTGGTGTTATCATCACCAGCTTTGCGACTTCTCCAAGTCTCTCCGTCATTGTCCTGACCTTGTGTAAAGGTAAAGTATAAATTACCGTTGCTGTCTACCTTTTGTTTTAAAGTGTGCGGCATGGTAGTTAAATCAAAGTCGTTGATAATTCCAGCACCTACAGTTTCTTTCCAGACACCTGAACCACCTGAACCGTCAAATATAACATAAAAATTATCTTCTTTCTTGTTGTTATCTCCTGCTACTTGGATTCTAAAACCATCAATACATTGATTAGGTAAGTCAGTGAAAGACTTAGCCGTGTCTTTAAATACTCTTAAGTTTACGCCACCGTCATCGTCACTTGCATAAATATTAAATTTAGGCATGAAACCGTTAGGGTCAGAAGTGATTACAAAAAAAGCTTCGCTGTTGAAAGTCAAAGGTTGCATCATAAAATTCAACTGGGTGTTTGCTATTGAGTTTTCATAAATAAAAACAGAAGGTCTTTCAAAGCTAACTACACCGTTGAAATAAAGATTTGTTACGTTTCTAAGTGCAGATGGTGGAAGTCTAATAAATAATTTTAGGCTATTAGACTGTGTAACTGTGTAAGGAGATGAAGTAGAAGTATTAGTCCATGAGTCATACACCCAGCCTTGGTCAGCCGTAGTGTCAAACCTGTTGGCATCGTAAGCTGCTTGAGCTGTTGTACCTGCATAAGGAATAAAATTACCGCCAGAGACTATAGAAACTTTAGTATAGTCTGATGGAAACGCTATACCATCTGTCGTTTGCAACCTTAAAGCTTGTGAATTACCAAATATTGTACCGTTAGTCGTTCCTACTGCTGCATAATAATGACCGTTACTTATATCTCCATTAGTATCTGCACCTAAGCCTAGAAATGCAGGGTCATTTGAAATTTTGTTTCTTAAGCCCATTATTATAGTACCAACTTTTAAAGCATTGTCGTTTGAGCCGCTGCTGGTAGAAATATTATTTGATGCGGACATCTGAGCACCAGTAATGGTGTAGGGAGTAGAAGTAGGAACAGCAGAGTCTTGAGCCTGCTCGATAGTTACCTTGTATTCTCTCTCATAATTAACGGACTTTAAATAAACTAAAGCAGCCTCTCCTTCACTAGGTGGGTTAGGTGTGGTAACTGTAGCTACTGCTTTAGACTTATTAACAATAAAGGTTGCATCGGCTACCGAAGTGGAAGTCATCTCTTCTTTTGTAATACCAGCTAAGTAAGCTGTAGAGTCAGTGTTATCTACACACCAAGTACCATCACCCTTCCAACTAGCTTTATTTGATTGGTAGTTAAGGTTACCGTTGATGTCATATACATATATAACTGGAGCAGTTGAGTGTGGTTCAATAACAACTGTGTACTGTTCTGTTTGACTACGTTTGTATGTAGTGATGTAGCAATCAGCTAGAGAAGTAAATGCTTCTGTGTTGCTGGAAGTTAAAGCAGAGCCAGAAGTCCAGCTACTACTAACTTTAACTAACTTATTTAAAAACTTTGTAGGTGGCCTCTTCTTTAAACCATCGACCACATCTGACAAACCGTTTTCCTGTGCCTCACCTTGTGTAGGTAAGCGTAGTGCTGAAGGCTGTTGAGAAACACCGTTGATCAAGTTTGGAATGCTTTTAGAAACTAGAGCCATTTTAAATCACCTTTGTGCCTATGCTTCGATCAAGGACTCTGTTAGTTCCATAATCATCGAATATATTATAATCGCCATTGTCCCCTTCCATCTCTCGGAGGGCAAACAGAGCTTCTTGTTCATCTTGTCTATTCATAGCAGACAAGGTATCACTACCCACTACTCGCTCTTGAAAGATGCGAGCTGCTTTTACAGCTATGTAGCGTCTTGCTACTTCTGGGCATAATTCAAAATCTAAAAGAATTACTACGTCTAGTTTTAGTGTACTAGCAATGTTGAATGTGTGGTTTACTTTATCGTACATCTTATTACCACGTTGTACGTATTCGTTCTTAGAGCTTCTGTACTTAGTCTCTGAGTTTGCTAAGTCTGCTCTTATTACTTCTGTAGGTAGAAGGACGTTACCACCGCTATCAGCAGCAACTGAATAATCTGGCTCAGAATTAAAGTTCCAGCCTGTTGACTGAACACTTCTTGAAACTTCATTGAGAATTGTTTCAGCAGTTTCAGCGTCCACTAACCCTGAGCTAAGGTTGTTTACTGGTGCTTCACCAATAGTGGAAAGCATAGAGTTAACTGCTTCCAGTTTTGTTGTAGGAGTTGTCATGTTTACCTCAATGAAAAAATAAAGAGAGAAACACCCCCGAAGGGGTGCTCTCATTTAGGCTATTAAACAATAGCAATCGCTGATTTGCCACGTAATACGTTGTGACCCATAGCGTACTTAGCTACCATCAATGTACCTTGTCGCTCAATCTGATACTCAGACTCAACACCAAGATCCAATAACTTAACTGTTGCGGCTGCATCTTTAGTAAAGATCATACCTTTTAAGTTAGCTATTGTCGCAGTGTAAGCTGCATCTCGTGCTTCACCAGAGTTAGATGAAGTTGATAGAGGAACAGGAGTAGACTGTGCGGCTGTTGGTAAGTGGTTAGACATTAATACTTTAACGCCACCAATTGTAGGAGCTTGGCCTAAAGCCACGCTACCGTTACCACCAGCATCTCGGTTCATTGCCGTGTTTACAACAGTGTTAGCTTGAACACCAAAGAGCTTGTAGTAAGCATCAGGAGTTAACACTAAATACTTCTCACCACTTACGTTATGCTCATCAAACTTTTGCAGAGCTGCGAATACAGCATCTACAATTTCTTGACCAGTAGAACCAGTGTTACCAGTGTTAGTATCAATAACACCAGCAGTTGCAGTTTCAGAACCACCAGCATCAGGATCAATTACATTAAGATCTGTGAAATCTGCGTGTGTCCAGTAACCAGCTTGGTCACCACCAGAAATAGTGGTTGCAGCTTTTAAGATAGTAGAGAAGATGTTTTTATCCGCAGCGTTAGCTAAGGCATTACCCATTTCTTTACTATAAGTCGATCGGACTTCATAGTGATTCATTGCTTCGTCGATTTTGGGTACGAAAGCCGCACTTACCAATAGATCGTCGACAGTTACAGTGATTTCACTGTGAGCCACAGAGTCACCTAAGATAGTTTGACCTGCTGTGTGGTAAGCTGCATCAATTACACCGATACTTGGGAACTGTGCTGATTTACCTTTGGAGATTGTACGCACTCTGTGAAGAGGCATCGCAATGTTTTTCTCTTCAAATGAAGTCAATACTTCACCAGAGAATTGTTTTAAGAAAAGTTCTCGTTTGTTAGAGCCGCCATTAGACGCACCTAATCGTGATACCTGAGTTTGATCAGTACCACTGTTTGCATTCCATACCATGATGTTTTACCTTTTAGTTAAATGTTTAAATGATTGAGTATTCTAGTCAGTCACTTAACACTTATCCGTTCTCTGAGATTATCCTTCGCAAAGGGTCAAAGGTAATTGGTGTATGTGTTGTTGTACTTTTAGAATTAAAAAAGCCTCCCGAAGGAGGCCAAAGAGACTATAGTTGGCTTCGACCAAGTTTGGTCTGCACCTGTTGACGGTATGCTGGATCGCTTTCATATCGGGAATCCTTCATGTCTTGTGTGACTTGCGCCCACGAGTCATAAGTACCGCCTGTTGAGTTAGTAGACTGTCCACCTATGAGGTCTGGGTCTACACCTTCAGCAGCTTGATAAGAGTTGCGTAAGCCTGCTACGGCCAATCTAACACTATCTATGTCTCCTGAGTCTATAGCACGATCAAAGGCATTAGCTTCTCCTTGTGAGAGATTATCAGCAGCCCAGCTGATCATTTGTTTATAAGACTCTTCACCGCCTACAGTATTGTAGACAGCATTTTGGTATTCAGAGTTAGTGGCCTCTTGACCTCTAATCCATGTATCTACCAAATCTCTTGAGAAGCCTTTCTCTTCGAGTGCGCCATAAGCGTTCTCTGAAAGACCTCCCTGTTCGTTGTACTCTTGTTGAAGAGAGTCAAAGTCGATACCAACATTATCCAATACTTGTTCAACCTCGGTTGCGTCTACATTGGGTGTTGGCTCTTGTTCAGCTTCTTCTGTATTTTGTGTGTCACCTGATCCCATCTTACTTTCTAAGTGGGCATACGCTTCTGCCATCTGTTCAGCATCTTTAAATTTAGACGGTAACCAATCAGGGCGTTCAGCAGTTTCAGGGTTGTTATTAGCCTCAAGCTGCTCACCTTTTTCAATCATCGCCTGTGCGTGTTCAGGGTTCTCACCTTGATCTTCGTACGTTGATAAGTTTTCTTGTTCCATAATAGTCTCTTTAGTTTTGGTTTATTTACCTTTTAAATAATCTGCTGCTCTTGTTCGTCTATCTTGTAACGATTGATTAGCCGAACCGAAGTTTCTTAAGTTAGCTTCAGCCCCTTCCCAATCACCTGATGTTACTTGATCCCAAAAGTTATAACTTCTAGTAGCTGATAGGCCGTGATTAAATACTAGGTCTGCAACAGCGGTCGCCTGATTCTTAGGGAGGTCATCCCAGCTGTTACCTGTGTCTTCTTCCCATGCTTGTCTAAGTCCTTTAAGCACGTCTTTTTTAGCCCATTCGTCAATAGCATTAGCATCTTCTTCAGTAAGAGCCAGTTCAGCTGCTTTATTAATAGCAGCGTCACCTTGCAAACCTAAAAAAGGTGTAAGCTTTTCAATAATAGAAGGGTCTAGTCCTTCTAAAGATTCGACTGTTCTACTTCCAAGATCAAAACCAGACGCTACCGTGACACCTGAGTGTCCCATAGCAGTCCCGTCTTTATTCTTAGGAACATAACCAGTTGTTTCAAAACCTTCTTGCTCTTTAATGTAATTCCAATCAATATTATCGACATGAGGATTGGGCTGGACTACCTGCACTTCTTCAGTAGGAGGAGCAGTGTAAACAACACCACCTACTTCTATAGAGTCACCCATACACATTACTCCTCCATTTCTATCTCAGTAGGCTCAGCATTTGCCATAGCCTCTGCCGCACCTTTCGCCATCGCTGGCGTAGCTTTCTCAGCCAAAGACATCATCTGTTGTTGCTGCATCATTTCTTCTTGCTGTTGCTGCATCATCATCTGTTCTTGCTGTTTCTGCTCTGGAGATTTAATAAGTCCTTGTGTGTCTATACCTATAGACGCTGCAAGCCTTGAGATGTAATCATCTATGTTCATCTCTTGTGCTATAACTTCAGCACCTAAGGGTTGTAAGTATTGTAAGAAGGCCGACAGTTTATTCAAGTCCTGTCCACGACCTAACGCTTCCAGACCTGTAACGATCTGAGGCTTGAGAGTGTCCTTAGGGAACTTAGGCATTTTCTTCTCTTTCTGCATCTTCTGTAAAAGGAGATTAACAAGAGGTACTTGAAACTCTTGAGAGAGAACGGAGTAGATACCACCAAGGGCAGTCTCTAACTCTTGCGCCATAAACCGTACTTCTTCTGCTGTAACACGCTCGGCATTACGTTGCACTGAGCTGTTAAGGAGGAACGCAAAAGAAAGACGTTCGACTATTGTGTTCATTGTTTCTTGTGCAACTCGGAAGTCATTAAACTTCTGTGCTTGCAGTGTGGTCACATCGTTAGCATCACCAGAGATAATACCACCGTTAGGTGAGTCTGCAATGTTGCGTATCTTTGTAGAGCCGTTAGGCCGAACCATAAAGAGGAGCTTCGCACTTGCGGCACTTCCTTCTACGATAGCTCTTGTTAAGGCTTCTAATGATTTAATGTCACCAATGTATTCTTCGACAAACGATCTACCATAATCTTCGCCATCAATAGCGATAAAACGCAAAGCCATCCAAGGAAGTTTTTCTTCAGAGTAAGAGCCTTGAGTTTTTGGTATTACAACATCGTGTACTTCTTGGTGTACTTTGAATGATTTACCTTCACGCTTAATACAGGTGTATAAGTCACACTCTTTCTTGTTTGTAGAGTTCTGATAAACAGGGTTCTCTAAGAGTGCTTCTTGTACCTCAGTAGGTAAGGCATCATAGGCTATCGTTTCCTTCGTGATAATCTTTAACAGGTTACCCATTGAGTCACGCTGTACAGTATAACGATCTAAACGGAACACTTTCATACCACCCTTAGGCGGTAAGTGTACGAGGGCATTACCTGCTACGATTAACTGCTTGATTGCTTCAAAGGCAGGGACTCGAATAGCTCTTGATTCTATTTCTTGTGTTGCGCTTCTTTCTATTCTAGCTAGGGCTTCTTCAGCAGCACCTCTCGCTTCAGCACCTAACTCGACTAAATCATAATCATCTATAGTAAGACGAAAGAATGGTTCATTAGGTGGGAGGAGAGTCATCAGGAGCTTCGATGCCAAGTTGTTGACACCTCTAGCTCCGACTGACTGATAGGGAGTATCGTAATGACTAGAACCATTATTTCCCTCAGGGGGTACGAGGGTTGGTATGGTTAGCTCAGAACAATTTCTAGCCCTAGTTAGAAACGCATCACGATCTGCTGTCATATTATCATAGGTCTTACCTATGCTCGTATTTAGATCGTATTCCATTGTTTAATCCTTAATATTGACCGCCACCAATTTTCAATCCAGTACCTGCTGCTGAACCTTTGGTCTGTACGCCTGATTTACCACGACCGAGACTACCTTTAGATCCAGCTCTCCTCTTCTTAAGTCCTGTTGCATTAGAATCTACAGCATCTTCAAGAGCTTCTGGTGGTTTCTCTGGGGGTGGTGGAGCGGCTGGTGGTGGTGGAGGTGGTGGAGGAGTCTTCACTTTAGGGGCAATACACATAATTATGTCTCATCTGGTTGGTCATCTTCGTATAGAAACTCGATGCGATTGATGACAGATTGTTGACCCTGAAGATATGCCAGCTGTGCTGGAGTTGTTTCAAGGTTTGTTGGGAGTCGATTAGGGAACAGTTCTTTAAATAACTCTACTAATTCTTTAGTAATTATAGGTTTTCTAATCATAGTTGTTTCTCTTAGGGGTAACCTTTTGATGGGTGTATATAAATCAAGGGGTTAGAGGAAAGTGTAACCATGTGTTTGCGATGATATGGAGGCAGGTTACCACCTCCAATACCACTATCGCTTTAGCCTTAGATTTCACACTGACCAGCTACACAAGCTAACTCCTGTGTTCCTGTCGTAGTGTCTTCTTTCTCAAACTCACCTAGTCTATCCCACTCAATCTCTGAGGGCATATCTAGCTTGAGCTTCTTGTACGTTTCTTCATCAATAGCCTCATAAGGGGCTTGCTGATAGACATGATCAGTACGAGGTAGAAAGCTAATACCTGAACAGCTGTCCAGCCTGTCCCATAACCATTGGCCTGCCGCTAAGAACTCAGCATCAGAATAGTAAATAGTTACACTCGGCTTATGCTCACACCAGTTATCCTGATAGACTTCCCACAGATCTAGCTGTGTCTGTACGTCTAGTTCATTTACACTAACAGCACCGTCAGGAGCTTTGACAGGGAACGAGAACACGTAGTTCTCATTGTTCATCACGTCCTTCTCCCAAGGCACTCCAGCATTTTTAAGAAACGCTGAGATAGGGTCTTTCCCATCCGAGCGTACTCGTCTGATGTAGTGCGGAGAGAACCGAGCGTGTATACCTGATGCACTATCCACTAACTGGCTGACTGTACCTGAAGGTTTAACGCAAGTGATGGCTGTTGATTGATTAACACCTAGCTCGTTCGCCCATCGTTTGTTAGTGTCGATAGCTACCTGCTTTAGCCTCAGCAATACGTCACTAAGGATAGGCTGGTTAGGATGATCAAACCATGTACCGCTTGTCTGCTTACCTGAGAGTACCGAGTGATCCATGATGCCTGTCATGCTAACACCAAGTAGGCACTCCTCTTCTGTGTTCTTCTTCCAGACAGAACGCACGTAACGAAAGTCAGTTAAGGATGACTGTAGTGTTCCTAGTATGGTAGCAATCTCAACCTTACGTTTTAAATCATCAAAGCTATCTGTTGCTCGTACTACTACCTCGGAAAGATTACACACCTGTGCTGATCTTAAGATTATCTCCGAGCAAGGGTTAGTCCCGAACGCATGGTCTACGTCTCTTCGTCCACTCTTCTCTGCTTGTTTCTTTGCAGCACTCCTAGAGAAGATACCACGCTCACCAGCTTTCGACTTATAGAGAGCAGTCCACTCCTCCAAGAAGGTTTCAAAGTCTGGCTTGTCTGTGTAGACAGCACTGTTATTAGCAAGCGCACGTTGTGTATCAGTCTCCCACCAATTACCAGACTTAGCATGACGCATCCGATCATCGCTAAGGTTAGACAAACTAATAAGCGCACTCCTACGGACACCGCCAACGACAACAATCTCTGCAACCTTACATACAATATCATGGCATTCTAAACTCGTAAGCTTCCGTCCAGCAGCAGATTTAAAAGTGGCAACAGTGAAATGGAACAGAGCAACAAGAGGGTCAGCTCCACTACTACGTCCTCCGAAGGTCTTAAGCCTTTCGCCCTTTTGACGAAGGCGGCTAATATCCCACGAAGGTATCTGACCCGAATACAAAAGGCTAACCAACTCACGAAAAGCCTTAGCCCAACCGATCTTAGAGTCTTGTACAATGATTGTAGTATCTGTTTCATGGAACTCTTCTGCTACCTCTGGTAATTTGTTTACTGATTGTCGTTCTACCGAGAAGCCTACACCTGTACCACACATCAGGACATAGAGTATCTCATCGAACACCCTAATATTATCTACTGCTACATACGAACAGTTAAACCCTGCCATGTTATCTCTGTCTAGCGCCTTACCTGCTGTCATCAAACAGCGCATGGACGGCATGACATCTTGATTGTAGATGGCCTTGTATAACATCTCGCTTGTATCATAATCTATCTGACCTCTAGCAACCCAGAAGTCTGTGTAACGTCTTACGGTTTCTGCCCAAGTCTCTCGTCTGTTATCGTCTTCACGCCAACGAGCGTACCGTGACTTGTGTATGTATTGTTGATATGAATCCATCATCGTTTATCACCAGACCCTTGTAGTGTTCCCCTCGCTTGACGAGACATAAGTTTATCGAGATTATTAAAAGCTACATCACTTAAGTTTATACCAAGCCTGTCTGCTAAGACTGCTAAGTACCAGAACACATCACCTATTTCTCCTGCCATGTCGTCTTTAAAGTTAGCTGGTTCACCATCTCTTATTTTCTTTTTTAACTTACCTGCTACCTCACCTGCCTCAGAGCAAAGACCTAAAGCAAGATACTCTAGGGCTTGGTCTTCGGGGAAGACAGCAGTTAAGTTACACTTGCTTTGATAGTAGTCAAAGCCTTCAAACATTCCGTTTAAATAATCATAATTCATGTGCATTACCAGTTAACCCCTTCAGTCTTTTTCATCAGCTCAATCATTTTGTTTAGATACCAGATAGCTTTCTCTGCATCCTGTATCGGTTTACCTTTTGCCCACAATCTTGAGCCTGTATATTTTATTACGTTACCCTGACAGTATGAGATAGCTTCCCACTCACCTAGTGCATCTACAATGTAATCAATAGTCTCTATTGCACCTTTGGTGTAGTGAGGAGGACTATTAACTAAGTCCTTCTCCTCAGTGTGACCAAAGTATTTACCTTTTAAAACTTCATCTACGCTGCCCATAACTTAACCTCCTTTGTATCAAAGTTGTACTCTCCGTTACGCAGGATACGTGCAAGCCTTGCGTTCTCGATAGCCACTAACTCACTTAGGTTTTGGTTAGCGTAAGCATCAACTACAGTCTTCCATGTAGCACCGTTTTCTTCTAGCAACTTGTTGGCTTTCTTGTCGCCTACTGTTGGACAACCTTTGTAGTTATCTGTCGAGTCACCCACCAGTGTTTGATAAAGGAAGTGATAATCTGCTTCGTCTTCTTGTATCTCCACAACCTTACCATCAATCAAGTGATAAGCAGGGATAGTAAGCAAGTCTTTATCAGCAGACCAGATAACTGTGTTGGCATCACGACTACCTAAAATACCAAGCAAGTCATCTGCCTCTAGCTTATCCTCAAAACGTCCGTTGTACTTTTCCGTCAAATATTTTTTAGCAAAATTAAGGAGCATTGGTTTGCGTGTGCCAGCTCTGTTCTTCTTGTAGTATGGAGCTACATCTTTACGATATAACTTGTCTCCAGATAAACAGGTGATAACTTTATTACACATGGACTGCTCAATGATCTTAGACATGAACTCTTCCATTGCACCAATGACATCTTTCTCATGGGCGTGTAGTGTCCACAATCCATCACCCCAATCAATAGGAGTCTCAGCAATAGTAGCTGCTTTGTAAGCTACAATATCACCATCGACTAATAATGTTCTATCTTTCATCTTCGTCCTCCTCTACTAATTGTTGTAAATCTTTTGCGTCCATCTTCGACATCATCAGTCCTAACTTAGCCAGTCTGTATTCTATGAGCGCTTCGCCTAACCATTTGATACCTAGAGCTACCGTCAAGAAAGCAAAGCTACCAACTAAAGCGATGTTTAAAATGTTGTATTCCATGCTTAACTCCCGTGATGGTTTATCATCCGTAGCTTTCTAGTGACTGGATTAAAACCTAACAACTGCACACCCATTTCTTTTTGCTTCTCAGTGCGGCATGATTTAATATCAAACACTCCATCCTCTATTTGATAGAGAGTTTTAACGTCAATCAAGTAAACCTCATCATTCTTTAGGGCTACAATATCCACCTCACCAGTACAGCCAGAGTTATGAAATACTTCAAAACCTTCATCCCATAACCATGTGATTGCGTAGTGTTCCGCTATGTCTCCTAGCCTGCTCTTGCTAGTGAGTGTCCGCCCAACTGCTTCCGACTTGGTACTCGGAGTCGAGAGGGCATTTAAAAGCGAAAGCCCGCTCTGTTTCTTTAATGGCTTCTTTAGTAATCCCACCTATGTCATCCTCAAGCCCTTTCTTAACTAGGATCTGAACTTCATCGTGAACAAACGCCACTACCGATACTTCTTCGTTAGTGTAGCCTTTACTTCTTATCATGTTCTCTACAGTTGCGTACCACTTCTTACAAATGATAGCTCCTGCTGATTGAAGTAACGTGTTCAAGGCAGCGTGTGGGTGACGGATGGGTATAAGCCTGCCGTCTAAACCGTTAATAAACTTCTCACCATGCTGCTGTTCTAATCTCATGTTTAGAGCTTCTGTTAGTTTCTTTAACGCAGGAGTCTTAGCCAGAAAGCGTTTCTTAATCTGACCTCCCTCCTTCGCACCTTTACCAATGATCTGTCCTATCTTCTCGTTACCTGCACCGTACAGAAAGCCGTAGATAAATGTCTTAGCTTGTGGTCTGGTATCAAGACCTGCCGCTTGTTGGTTAGCGGTGTGTATGTCACCTTCTAGTATTTCTTGGCCG